CCCAATAAAATCACCTTGAATGATAGACTTTGTGCGAGGAAGACAATCAAAGCAAGCATGAAGAATACGCGCAACTTTACCCTCATAGAATGAATCAATTTCTTCATGATTGTGTGCGATCTTGATTTTTACTTTGTTGAAGACAGATTTGGTGCCTACAAAGAACTTACCATTTGCAGGATTGCGTCCCCACACAATAGCAGGAGCACCATCCATCTTGGTGGAGATAAAGCTATCTTGCTCGTGAAACCAATCAAGAACTGAAAGATCTCCCGTTAGGATAGAATCTTCTGGATGTTCGAGGTGAGTGTTCTTCATACTATAGGTACACTTTAGAGGGCCCAGTTGGATTTATACTAAAAAAGGCACTCATTGAGAGTGCCATTGTATCATCAAGCAGTTACCTGACGGGAAACCAGTTGTTGATACTTTTCAGTCACATAATCAACTGTTTGCTTCAGATAAGGAGAAACAGTTTGAGTGAACTTAACCACATCTTCACGAAGTTTGTTGACTTCATACTGGTGGATCTGCCAACGAACCTTAATGTCAGCAATGTATTGATCGCGGGTGATGAGAACCTCAGGAACTTTCACCTCAGGAGCAACAGCAGCAACATTTGCGGTTTGCTTGCGAGCGCGAGGCATAGAATAGATGCGTCTTACACTACTAGGACACTTTAGAGGGCCCAGAAAGAATCTAAAGGCATTTGATTGTTCTTGAGGTTATCAGGTAACATTTTCCAGATAGTTTTTTCGATGATGTCAAATCGAAGATTAAATGCCCCATTTGTGGATGGAAATGATACCTTAGACCAGTCAATAGATCGCATAACACTATCAATCACACTTTTGTCAGCAAGTGCTACAATTCCATAACCTCTTCGATGAGGCAAATCCTCAAAATGTGTGTATGCTTTCATACAATCTTCACCAAAGCATGTAGATGGCAAATAGTAATCACAAGAGTACAGATATTGCTTATTCCTTGTGCTTCCAGGTGTGCCACCATCAGATAAAGAATAGAGTTTGATAATCTTACTCAAATCAATTTGCTCTTCATCTACCTTATGATTCTTAGCCCAGATCTGAAAGACTACATTCACAGACACAGATTTGCCACCAGGATAGTGAAATGCAGAGTCTACAGTTTCGCTATGAATTAGATTCATACCTTTCACACGACTCTTACAACTACCTTTGCCGTTGCTATCAAACAACTGAGGGACAATGAAGCAGACAAAATCAGAGAATTGTGCGGCATGATTGAGGAACTTCAGTGCCAAATGTCCTCGCAAGCCGAATGGAGGATTGCCGATACAAATGTTTTTTTCAGTATCAGGTTTCCAGCGCAAAAAGTCTTGTTTCTCTACACCATCACACTTTGGCTCAATATCAACACCAACACGTTGATAGATGGGTAGAATGTTATAGAAACTGCCATCTCCTGCTGATGGTTCAATAAAAGTATATTCACGCAGATCAACACCAAGATTGCCTAGAATCTTGAGTGTTTGATTATAACAATACTCAGCAGTTTCTGGTGCAGTAAAGAACTGATCTTTCTCCTTTTCTGTGAAGTTAGAATACAGAACAGGAACCTCCGCAAGTCTACACAAATCAAAGTAGTATTGGGAGGGAACTTCTTTCTTCTCAAGCCAACGGTTCACTGTACCTTTGTGAAGAGACAGTTCTTCACACACAGTCTCGATACCGAACTTTTGATAGATTGGAAGAAAGAAGTCGTAGATGTTCTTCATGCCAGTTTATTTGTCAGGAAATCTGAGAACTCAGCATCGGAGGGATTTTCTATATCATAGCAGAAAGTGTGACCGTTTGCAACACCCAGATGCACTTGTTTGTCGCGGAAATCCCACTTGTATTTGTCGTTTTGATCGTTGCGAAGAGTAGGTTTGGTGCCGAAGATAGGGTGGCGAGAATCAAACGTCACCTCAGAATAATCTAGGACAGTGAACCAAATGGTAGAGTATTCAAAGTCAATGAATACAAGTTTGTCCCACTTTTCAGAGGCATAAAGATTCTCATGTTGCCAGTTAGATTTATTACCAGTGCCACGGCTTGCAGTCTTCACTTCAATGCGGACCTTAGTTCCATCTGGACGGTTAATCCAAATGTCATAAACACCATCAGCATTGTTGATGTTTTGGTCCTCATCCCACTCTACATTGTAAGGAGTCAGAGCTTGGATAAACTTGAATAGAGTTTGCTCTCCCCATTTACCGCGCTCATCATTACTCAGTTGAACGACTTCCTCAAAGAAAGAACCTTTCCAGTAGTTACGTTGACGCAGTTTATACACTGCATCACCTACAGTTTCGTTAAGGATGGTACGGGTTGACATGAGTTGAGTTGTTCTAATAGTGAAACACTTTACAGGGCCCAGTTTTAATCAATGGGAAGCTTAGCAACAGATTTGCCTTTTTTATGATCTGCAATAAACTTTCTTGCTGATGCTTCAGTTTTACATACCTTGAGTTGCTGACCCATGTGAATTACCATCAGTTGATTACCATATGGTATAGCTGCATATTCACCTTTGCCGATGATGAATCCTTCTTTCATTATACTTTCCAATAAATTGTCGTTTTTGTTGCGGTGGATGACCTATGACATGCCACAGGTAGAATTACAGAAAAATCAGGTTTTCACCCCAGTCATGGCCTTGAGTCTACCATGAGACTCATCGCCTCACAGTAGAAATGGCAGGTTCTCCCTTTTCAAAGATTGTATCAACAACAGACTGAACTGCGCGAGCGGTAGCAATACCAACCTTGGAGTACACTGGAACACACACAAGACCAAACGATTTGCTATACTGACTCAGGTTGCCAGGTTCGATACGTCCATCGCGCATACCTTTGGCATCATCGTGATGCAAACGGATGCAACGGCCGATGGTCTGGGAGATACCAATGAAGTCCATATTGCGGAGGAACAATACTGCTTCCAGACCGCTGACGTTGATACCTTCTGCGAGAATGGAGTGGTGAAGAACTACGAACTTCTTGGAGTTGTCTTTGCCCCATGCACTTAGAGTATCAAAGAACACCTCACGATTGACCTTCTTGCCATCAATAACTGCGCCCGTCTTGGCAGTAATATACATCCAAGAATAACCGCGACATTCCAACTGGAAGCAGAAATCAGTTTCAGACACCAGCGAGACAATCTGCTTGGTTGCTTTAGCACAGATCAGAATCTTGCCAACCTTGTTGTCATCAATGGTTTCCAGCAGATTCTCCGAATCGCGGTCGAAGTTAGTCTGCTTACCCTGCACCATAGCCAATTGCTTGACAATCACTTTGGGAGGTACAATGTAACCGCCTTCAACCAACTCAGGAGCAGGAACTTTGCAGATGACTTGACCGTAGACAGCAGAATCATTCATCCCAGGTTTGCCAATAGCAAGGGAATGTTTCGGCGTAGCCGTAAAGAAGTATGCGCGTCGTGCATTAGCAGCAAAATACTCAGTAGCAGGGAAAAAGTGACGCTGAACGCTGTTATGTGCCTCATCAAAGTAGATGGTATCCACATCAATCTCTGCTGCCTGAAGACGATTCAGAGAGTTGTAGGTAGTGAAGATCAACTGATGACGATTCGTAACCTTGCAACCAACATCATGTGCCTGAATGTCAGACACTTTGGTGCTGCTAAAGTGGTGAGTTTCTCCACTGTGAACGTGCATCACTTCAGCATTAGTGATAAACTCAAGAAACTCAGCAGAGAGTTGTTCTGCCAACAAGATACGAGGAGCAACAACAACAATCGTCTGAGGAGTTTGTGATTGCAACTCGCGCAGACAATCATAGATCATCTTCAGAGTCTTGCCACCACCAGTAGGAACAATGATCTGACCTTTAGCGTACTCAAGCATTGCAGCTACAGCACGTTCTTGATGAGGACGAAGAGAAATAGTCACAGGAGGGTAGTCAGATACCAAAGAATAATAATAGCACCCTTACAGACGCTTGTAAAGGGTGCTGGTGATGCTTACAATACTAGGACAATTTTAGTGGCCCAGTTTTTATCAGGGTTGATAGTGTGATGCGTCCTTGTCTCTACCTGCAATGATGTCTTTATGCAATCTCTTACCAGCTCTCACCATTTTCTTCTTCTCGTCTCTGGTGTATTCGCGGCTGGTAGTTCTTTCAATCTTCCCACCAGTTGGTTTTGCTGCTTTTTTCTTGGTGAGAAGTTTGCTTGCTTGCTTCTCTAAATCTCTTGACTTAGTTGATCCACCACCCTCTCTAGCTTTGCGCTCTAGGTATGCCTTGCGTTGTGCTTCTTTAGGTGATAGTGCAGCAGAACCTCTTTCCTTTTCTGGTTGCTGAACTCTTGTAGATGCAGCACGTTGAGTACCAATGTCCTTGCGTGGTTTGTATTCCTTTGCAGGAACTCTTGTACCGCCAGGCCCTAACTTAGTGCGGCGTCTTTCTGCTTCTGTTTTCTTTCTCTCTGCACCAATTCTTCCACCTTCTCCAGTTCTACGAATCTGTGAAGATTGCATCACATCTTTATCATATGCTTCAGAACAAAATTGAGAGAAGGTCTTCATCTGATTGCTTAACTATTCCTATACTATATTTAGATACAGCAAAAGTCAATAGGGGAAGGCCAGTTTCCCGACCGTCCCCTCTGGTATCAATCTTCTTCTTTCAGTTTATCCATAGCCGATTTGCTTACTTTACATACCATGTCGTTAGCATAGAAATACTTAACACGTTCGCGGCGGGTTGCAATCAACAAGTCATATTCCTCTTGTTGTTGCTTAGTGAACGTAAAATCTTGCTTCCTCCAAGTATCTTTCAGTTCTTGAATGTAAGGAAGGACGTTAGGAATGTGTTCGGTCATTTTAGAATAATAGAGTGTGGATCAGAAATCCCAGTTAGAGTTAAGAAATGCGTTGAAAGATTTGTCGTCGTTCTCTTCTTCAAAGAGACCTTCATTCATTTCTTCAACAAGATCAAAGGAAGAGAAATCTTCGATTTGAATGTCGTCAAAGGAATCCATAGTGCGTTTGTCGCTTACATTAGTGGAACACTTTAAGTGGCCCACTCACTTCATCACTTGGTAGCACATAACTTCCATCAATAACAAAGTAGATTTGTGGTTCATCATTCCAGTGTCTAATAGCATTAGCAACAATGAAACAGTTAGTAATGAAAATAGACATAAACATCACAAGGCGGATAAGAGCAATCCTATCCGCCTCAGCATTATTTTTACCAGATTTTTCTCCTAGTGCTTTAGCAAGCAATCGCCAAGCATTTTTTCTCTTCTTCATACACAGATTTCCTGGACTTTACATACTCCAACTCTTTCCATTGTTCTGGATAACAAACCACAAGCAATCTTTCATTTCTATGAATAGGACAGCACTCAAGATTTACTTCATCTTTGGGACGAACACTATACTCAATGGTAATATATTCTTTGTCTTTGAAGTAAACCCAGCCTTCAACTCCTTTTTTCCATTTTACATAATCGTTGACTTGTGGTTCGTAGGTCATACAAATGCTGCTTCTAAAGGGTTAAGGTTCAGAGGCATCGCGGTATAGTTCCGCGTATCCTTGATATTTACACAAGCACCGATTGTACTACTATTGACTGGGGCATAGTATTCTCTGGTTTTGGATTTGTAAAATCCCCAAATGGTTCTAGTTGCGGCACCGTTATTGTAATCAAACTTCCGATGACAACGCAACCAAATAGCGACCACACCACGCTTAAACTCTTCAAACTCATAACTATAATCTTTTGGCGGCTTGTGTGGGAACTCAGCAATCGTAGAATCTATCTTTTGACATGTATTTGATTTGTTCTTGGAGTTGCAGGATTTCATGTTGCTGTTCTGTGATCTTGTTCTGTAAGTAACTGATTCTATCTTGGTACTGTCTTTTGAGATTAAACTCAAGACGATTTACAGAGGTTTCAATCATCAGGTAGTAAAAGAATCAACGACTTCAGAGTCAACATCTTCAGCAAGTGCATAAGTTCTTGCGTTTAGAATATTCTCCCTCAGATCACTATAGTATTTTTCATAAAAGTTATCACTGTCGTCAGAAGTAATGAGATCAAAACATTCATTATCATCTTCTGCAATTACATTCCAAAGGCCACCATATTCTGATTGGGGAAAAGGAATATAATGATCGACGATGTAGAGAAACTTTTGTGCCATTTGTCTTTGTAAATTACCTCTCAAGTTTAACGAAAATCTGTGTTGTTGTCAATCCTATCATCCTCATCAGATGCAACAGATAAGAGTGCAAATCCTACTGTTAGAAGGACACCAACTCCAATACCAAGAATAAAAGTCATCAGTAAAACTCCGCAAGATAATAGTCGATTGTAACTTCAAGCCTTGCTGCTTCACGCTCAATTTCTTCCCAAAATTCGCGGGCAACCTTTTCTTGTTCTGCTTTCATGATTAGTTCTTTAATCCGT